TGTTCTACTAGGAGTTTTAGTAGGCGTTCCTGTTTTTGTAGGAGTGCCTGTGGGCGTCCTTGTAGGTGTGCCTGTCTTGGTAGGAGTGCCTGTGGGTGTCCTTGTAGGTGTGCCTGTCTTGGTAGGAGTGCCTGTGGGTGTCCTTGTGGGTGTCCCTGTTCTACTAGGGGTTTTAGTAGGTGTTCTTGTTTTTGTAGGAGTGCCTGTGGGCGTCCTTGTAGGTGTGCCTGTCTTGGTAGGAGTGCCTGTGGGTGTCCTTGTGGGTGTCCCTGTTCTACTAGGGGTTTTAGTAGGTGTTCTTGTTTTTGTAGGAGTGCCTGTGGGCGTCCTTGTAGGTGTGCCTGTTTTTGTAGGAGTGCCTGTGGGCGTCCTTGTAGGTGTCCCTGTCTTGGTAGGTGTATTGGTAGGCGTCTTTGTTTTAGTGGGCGTTGGTGTTCTTGTTTTTGTAGGAGTGCCTGTTCTACTAGGGGTTTTAGTAGGTGTTCTTGTTTTTGTAGGAGTGCCTGTAGGCGTCCTAGTCTTAGTAGGTGTACCCGTTGGGGTCTGAGAAAGATACACACAAACACGATTCGTCGTAACAGTACAGGCGACAGTCTGTGTTTGCCCTGTAAGACAGGTTGTACATGCTGTACAGGTGGCGGCATTTGTAGTGGTACTGTACGTGGATCCCGCTACGCAGGCGGTACATCCTGTATTTGCGGTTGTTGTACAGATAGCACTTCTTCGCGTGCCAGCGGCACAGACGGTACAGGCTGTACACACCCTGTTCGTTGTTACTGTACAGGCGGTGGATTGATAGGTGGATCCTGCGACGCAAGCAGCAGAACAGGTTGTACAGGATGCGGCATTCGTTGTTGTACTGTAAGTGGATCCCGCTACACATGCGGTACACACTGTGTTAGCGACCGCTGTACAGGTAGCACTTCTCCGTGTCCCCGCGGGACATATCGAACACGCGGAACACACCCTATTCATCGTAACTGTACAGGCTGTTGATTGATAGGTGGATCCTGCGACGCAAGCAGCAGAACAGGTACTACAGGTCGCAGCGTTTGTCGTAGTACTGTAAGTGGACCCCGCTACGCAGGCGGTACACCCTGTATTTGCGGTTGTTGTACAGATAGCACTTCTTCGCGTGCCAGCGGCACAGACGGTACAGGCTGTACATGTCGCGGCATTCGTTGTTGTACTGTATGTGGATCCCGCTACGCAAGCGGTACATCCTGTATTAGCGACCACAGTACAAGTGCTACTTCTCCTTGTCCCAGCAGCACAAGACGTACAGGCAGTACAGGTCGCGGCATTGGTTGTTGTACTGTACGTGGATCCCGCTACGCAGGCGGTACAGGCTGTGTTAGCGACCGCTGTACAGGTAGCACTTCTCCGTGTTCCAGCAGCACACACAGTACAGGCACTACACACCCTATTCGTCGTAACTGTACAGGCTGTGGATTGATAGGTGGATCCTGCGACGCAAGCAGCAGAACAGGTACTACAGGTCGCAGCATTGGTTGTTGTACTGTAAGTGGATCCTGCTACGCAAGCCGTACACCCTGTATTTGCTGTGACAGTACAACTGCTACTTCTCCTTGTCCCTGCCGCGCAGACTGTACAGGGTGTACACGTGGCGGCATTGGTAGTTGTACTGTATGTGGATCCCGATACGCAAGCGGTACATCCTGTATTAGCGACCACAGTACAAGTGCTACTTCTCCTTGTCCCAGCAGCACAAGACATACAGGCAGTACATGTGGCGGCATTTGTCGTAGTACTATACGTGGAGCCCGCTACACATGCGGTACATCCTGTATTTGATAGCGCAGTACAGGTAGCACTTCTCCGTGTCCCTGCCGCACACACCCTACAGGCTGAACAAACCCTGTTCGTTGTTACTGTACATGCCGTGGATTGATAGGTGGTTCCTGCGATACAAGCAGCAGCACAGGTTGTACAGGTCGCAGCATTGGTCGTTGTACTGAACGTGGATCCCGCTACACAAGCCGTACATCCTGTGTTCACAGTTACTGTACAAGTGCTACTTCTCCGTGTACCAGCGGCACATGTACTACAGGTCGTACACGCCCTGTTCGACGTAGCGGTACAAGCACCGGTCTGATATGTAGATCCTGCGACACAAGAGATACAGGTAGTACATACAGCTGTTCCAGATGTCGTTGTTTTGTATTTTCCAGCAGCACATGTAAGACACGTGGATCCTGAGCAGTATTTGCCAGCGACACAGGTAGCACACGCGAGTTGCCTTCCAAATGATGGATAATGAAGGACATCTGTAGATGGCTCCAATATGAAAGAGTCATTGAACAGGGTCTCTGTTCCCATCGCTAGTAATCGACGACCTTTGACATAGGCCGGCGCAGGCACTGGTTCGAAATAGGCAGGTCCCTGGTCCAAAGCCTCTACCGGCGATTGGAGAGTAATCCCCGTATCGGTCGCCGGTACAGCCGAGTGCGTAAAGAGTTGTAAAGACGCTAGAAGGAGCATGGGGATGAACCCAATCCTCATCTTAGTGTGGCACATGATAATAGTTATAGAGGGAGTCTCTAAGTGATCCCAAAACGAGCCTGATAATGAACTGTCGATCCCGGTACAATATCATACTCTACCAAGGTTTTATGATTCTCCAGAATGCGGCCTCCATGAAGGGCCATCTGATATTTCACAGGAATTCCCTCGCGATCCCAGATCTTGTCCTTCACGACTAACACCGTATCCGTCGGTTCCACTTCGATCACGATGGTACGATTACCGCGAACAAAGATCTGCATTCTCTTATGTTATTGAGCCCCTGTCCTTAATCTTTGAAGATCGGCACCGCCATGCCCGACACGAAGCGCATCCAGTTGAGACCGATGCCGAACACGTGAACATCCCATCCTGGAACATATCGATTTCCTCCCACGGGCGCCGGCGCCTGCATCGTAAGCTTCAGCCGCAAGTCCGTGCGGGACGCGTTCACGGTGCCCGCCGGCTGAAGATCCTCGGGTACCAGACCCGCCGCATCCCCAAAGGTATATCCATACACCATCCCATCAAACAACCGTACTCCGCCACGATGATCAAGCGCATACTCCGTTCGCCACCAGTGTTCGCTATCCTCCTTCCACGTGGCATTCCCCACCTGAAGGACCGCGGCCTGGAGAATCGGCAGCTGAGTAGGGACGACCCCCAACACATTCACAAAGGTCGGAAAGAAGTCGTTCTCTAAGAGCGAGCCATAGTTCGTCCATTCATTATATTGCCAGACACCCTTGCGCCGCAAAAAGAAACAGATTTCGCGGATCGGTCCGTTGAAATCCTTTAACGGAAAATTCAGCGTGAACGCCTGACCCGATGGATCCATGAGCGCAGGCGTGATATCGAACCTCATATACTTGATCGGCTCATACATGATCTCCATGGGAAGTCGCATGTAGGACGATCGCAAGGGATCCTCCATATGAGCCACGCCGACGAAGACCGTCGCATCCTCGAAGGCTGGCACAGACGTCGGCAGCGTGTAGGACCACGGCACCGGTGTGACACCGGAACGATCAATCAGTGTGATAGTCTCTCCTAGCGGGACTTCACAAGGCGAAGATCGAGGAAGACCCCGTCTCCGCACCACATCCGCAAAGGGCCGCAACGTAATGTTGACCCGCACCTCCTGTTCGCCCATCGCGATCAGTGGAAAGGCCGTCTGGGGGCGTCGCAGAAAGGACAACGGAAGCCAACAATAGACGTAGCCGTCCTCCGTCGGCTGGATCGTGTTGAAGGCCGCCCGACCGCGATCGCGAATGGTGGAATACGGCAGCTTCGCATAGATGTCAGAATCCCAGACCGCCGCGCGACTGCCATCCATCCAGGCCCGCGACCAGATATCCATCCATTCGCCGGGCCACGTTTCGACAAGGGTGTCGCCGATTTCGAACTCCACCTTCTCAATGGCGATCGTCCCCAGAGACGACGCCCACATCCACGTCGGATCCACCTTGGGATCCGAAGGTAGGTCGTAGGTCCAGAGACCGCTCTTGATCTTTGAATCGAGGTCGCCGCCGAGCCAGGATCGCGGCTGGAGACGGAGACACAACCATTGAAGCATGTCGCCCGAATCCTTCCGTGTCAGAGTCACCGTGATACGACCGCCCCACGCCGCGTTTCCCTGAAAGCCGATTTCCGCAATCTCGGGCGTCATATTGTGATACGGCGCCCACTCACGCCGAAACACCGTATTGTTCGACGATGCGGGATAAAACAGATCGTCTTCGGGGCCGCGATCCACGAGATCCACGAGGCGTTTAATGTTGGGTGCCGTCGACATCCCTCTCTCTGTTGATCCAGACAGATTCTTAAGTTTAGACTCACACATTCAGATATCTCTGCGGTGCCGGCAACACCGTTTCATTAAAGCAATCGATCGACGTGACCGTAACGGTATTAAATGCGGCTTGTAATAATACATTTGGAAAATCAATCGTGATATCTGTATTCAACGGCGGAGACGCATTAATAGGAGTCGCTTGAATAAGAGAGACCGGTGTCCCGTTCAAATAGACACCGTAAAAACGAAGTTCATTGCCAAGTTGTTGAATGTTCCCTGGATTCAACCCTGATACATCAGGAGGGGCTGTGATACGAATTAACATCGATGTAGCCGTGTTACTGCTCAGGTCCCATTCCGGCGACGTCAATGGCATATCGTTGTTCGGATATTTGTAATCACCGGTCATCTGATGACTGACAATCGCCCCGTTAATAATGTAGGGTAGGTACTGCGCCGGATTGGTACTCGTAACCGGATAAAACAGTTCGGTTCCTGTAGGAGGCCCAAACTGTATGTAGGGATTGTAGTAAAATCCCAGATGATTCATGAAGCGCTGTGCTTCACCGACGCGATCGATATCCAGGAAGGCGATGTAATAACCGGCATTGACAACGGCAGAGTTCGGTGTGACACTCACGCTCAACGGCGTCGCAGGCGCATTATACGCGAATGTTACATATTCAGAGAGAGTGTTACCTTCCACATTCGTCAAATTCGTCAGACTCGTACACAGATTTGCCAGCGTATACTGCGTCGTTCCATTATTCGCATTTCCATAAAAGACGAAATCACCGACACCATCGACAGGATTGCCTGACACGTCAACCACACGTATCAAGACCCCGCATTTGGAGTTAAAGATCGAACTGTAGGGGGGCAGATAATCGACAGGAGGGGTTCCTCCACTGGGATCTCCGTAGCTGATAAAGATATCTCTATCATTGAAAATATTGAGAAGAGTAGTTAAGCATCTATACATGCCTGCAAAATCAGTTTGATCTGTTGGCGGTACAAGGTTCGTCCCACTAGGATCAACCAGCAGATTCGTCGGCGCACTAGAGAGATTGACCGTTGACGATGTCGTTAGATTTTGCCACAGAAGAGAGCCGCTGTTCGCATACAGATAGGTATTCGGATTCGACGCCGTGGGATCCAACACGTTGATCACATTGCCCTGAATCTGTCCCGTATTGAGTCCGGACCCTGTTGCCACGATGTTCGCATTGTTGATAACGACGTCACCGTCCACTGAAAGAGCCGTAGGCGCCGACGCCAGATTCTGAAGTGTCAGCGTGTTCGCCACGATATTCCCACAGGCATCCAGTGTCAGGGTGTCATTCGCAATTGTGATGCTATCCAGTGACAGAGACCGTGTAGGCACCAGGTGGCCGCGACTATCCTGGGCCGCGAGCACTGAGCCCACGATCGGAAAGGTGTTATCCGCATTCTGAAACGTGATGGCCCGGGTCTTGACATTCTGTAAGTCACTCGTACGAGTCACTCCTGACATTCTCTATCGGGTTCTATTAATTTTACTCTGCGTTTGTGGACTTGCCCTTCTTGTCTTCTTCCGAGAGATCGCTGAACTGGAGTGCCAGACCACTGAGCACGATGAGGGCCGCCCCACAGATGGAGATCCATCCAGGAACCTCCTTCAGAAAGAGGATGCCGAACAGATAACTGGCGATCAGGCCGGCATAACTCAGAATGGCGTAGGTGACGGTTGAAAGACGGGGAACCGCATAGTACCTGAGCCAGTAGCCGCTAAACATGGTGATCGAATGAAAGGCGGTGATCCCGATCGCATCCCACCAGGTGGCGCCGACCTTGACGACGGACGGTATCGCCAAAGCAGAAGAAGAAGAAGAAGAAGAAGTCGATGAAGAGAAATCCACCAGGCTCTTCGCGATCAGGAAGAGGGCCATTTGGATAGAGGAACTCGAATTGACGACGAAGACGGACTTGGCTGGATCGCGCCAGCCGATGAGCTTGAGCAGCACCACCATGCTGGATTCGGATAAAGCCATGAGAAGGCCCATGAAGATCCCCCATGACGCATTCGGTGACTTCACAAGATGCGTTTCTACTGCGATGCCGGGATCCGTATTCAACAAGAAGGAACCGGCCGTGGCGAGACCGATAAACAGATATTTCCGAGGCTCAATGCGCTCTCCGCCAAAGATGCTCATCAGTACGAGATTCCACAGTGGATAGGTATACAGCAGACTCATGGCCTGACCCGTAGGCAGGTGACGGAAGGATTCGTAGCTGGAGGAGATGTGAACCAGATTCGCGAAACCGAGGGCCACGGAACTACCGAATTCAGACATCTGGATCTCACGATCGGATGACAGCAGGTAGCCCAGTGTTGCCGAACTCAGAATACGGGACCAGATGGCAAAGGCCGCATCCACTGCTGTTTTCTTAATGACGATGGGGGTCAGGGCCAGGATCGATTCGGCGGATACGAGAGCGGTCGACGCAAGGACAGACATTCCTTACCGTGAACTGGTAAATTAAGCGTAGCAGCACCAGGGGAACCATCGGTTCACGGGTTTGGACAGCGCGGACCATTCCTGGATCGTGTAGGAAGAACCCATCGACAGATTACATCGCGCACAGATCGGCTTCAGATTCGCGATCTCGGTGGCGCCACCGCGACTTTCTGGAATATCATGACCGACATGGAAGTCAAACACGGTCATTATATTCTTACACCAGGGGACTAGGCACTTTGATTCGAAACGGGGGCCGGCGTGGGTGATCCAGACCTGTTCTCGTAGAGCCTTGGGGACAGTTGCTTTTTCTGGCTTTTCTTGTTTTTCTGGCTTTTCTGGCTTTTCTGGCTTTTCCGGCTTTTCTGGCTTTTCTGGCTTTTCCGGCTTGAGCACCTTCGGCAGAGCTTTGGGCGCCATCTTAGAGTCTTACATCTCTGTGTCTCTAGACCTCAACTAGAGACTCGGAATCATCATGAGACCGAGCATAGCCAGAAAGAAGACGACCGTGTGAAGCAAGAGACCGGTGGGCGTCGCCGCTCCCATGGGATGGGCCACTTCGACAAAGGAACCGAACACGGCCTGGGTGACCTTGTAAGTCTCGGGGTTCGCGACTATAAAGAACACCAGAGCCGAAATGAAGGAGTATTTCGCTTTCAACAGCAAATTAAGCATCTTCCTCTTCTTCTTCTAAAGAAATTGGTAACGCCGGTTCAAAATGGTCACGGAGTTCCTTCCACAACGCTTCCACTTCCGTGAGCACGGTCTGCAGTTTACCGGTAGCGGAAATCGTCGTAGGAAGACGCGGCTTCGCATAGTAGGCCTGCCAATAATAACCGGGAAGAGTGTAGGTGACGAGAAGCGTGACAAGAGGCGTTATATAATTAAGTTTCTCTTGGTGCGAAGACCCCTCAGAATACAGCGAAAAGAGACCTTGATCATTATACAGAAAGACGGCTAACGAACTGACATAATACGTATGTTCGTCCTTCTGCTTGACCAGGCGCAGCCGATTCAGATAGTTGAGCTCCTCTTGAATCTCTTTACGAAGTTGGGGCGTTGACCCAGACACATTGAGATCGACTAGAGCATACTTACTGGGGTCGACAAAGGTCGCCGTAAATGGATCGGTGAATTCGGTCACCAGAAGATTCTGGTCGGCCTCCTTTTCGTTCAGACTGCGAATCGCATAATAGGCGGGATCCGTGGAGGTTATAGCGACGGTCGCACTCTCCTGATTGTATGCCAGAGTCCCAAAGAGTCCGGGTACGGACTTATTTCGGAAGAAATTCTTGAGTGTCGTCATTCCTATCTATGATGATCGGTGTTTTTTAAAGTATACGAGTTGCGACTGATCCCAGTGGTATAATAGGGATCCTGCCGAGTCCGCCTCCTCCTAGGCGTGTACCAGGTAAGATAGAGGGACCACCTCCTAGGGCTCGTCGTGGAATGATGAATTGAATGGGGGGTGGGGATAAGGGTCTTTTTGGTGTTTGTTGACTGGTTATTACGGGTGAAGCAGAAGTAGCAGCAGAAGAGCTAGGGACATTAGTAGTAGTAGGAGCATTACCAGAAGTAGCAGTAGAACTAGAACTAGCAGGACCATTACCAGAAGTAGTAGGACCATTACCAGAACCAGAACCAGAAGTAGCAGTAGAACTAGAACTAGCAGGACCATTACCAGAAGTAGTAGGACCATTACCAGAACCAGAACCAGAAGTAGCAGTAGAACTAGAATTAGGAGCAGAAACAGGAGGAAGAGGAACATAAGCAGGAGACGACGCGATCGCCTGCGTGGATCCGGCCAAGAGACCCGCTCGAGCAGTCGCTAGAGGACCTAAGGCTCCCTGATTCAAAATCCCCAAGATCTTCTTAATGATCTTCGTCAACGCCAACCAATCATCGTTCTTCAAAGCGGCCACGGCATGTGAAAACTGTGCCATCTGGATCTGAGAATTCTGAAATTCTCGTATCTCTCCCAAGACCTTGACGGGATAACAAGGAACGTCGCTACCGAGACTCTGCTTCTGACCACAAAACCACAGGCTTTCCAGAATCGCAACCGCCATGTCCTTGTCCGCCAAGATCTCACGCGGCACGAGTTCCTTGAGAACTTGTATATTCTGACCGTACATCTTACGTTCGACTGGATCTGTTATAGTCGGATCATCAACAGTCCAGTTAGTAACAGCATTACGGTATCTGTGCGCTCGATAAGGATTGGGTACAGCCCGCCAGTGTTTACGATCATGCGAATCCACCACCTCAACCCAATGTCTACCATATGATTGAATCAATTCTTTTTGTAAGGCCGCCTTCTTATCATTATCAGTTTCCGTTTCAATTTTAGCAACTAGGTCGTTATGCTTCTTAAGTGTGTCATTGGTTCCTGTGACAAGATGTTTCTTTGCTAACTCATTGACGTTTATTATGTGATTCTCCAACTCCTGACCTACACAGTCGCGCGTGATAATAGGGTTTGTTCTACAGCTGGCTGGAATTGCCAAGTTGAAGAGACCGGTGGCCCAGGCGGGAAGCGCACGAGGTGCTGGAGCTGGTCCTGGAGCTGGTCCTGGAGTTGATCCTGGTGGTGCTGGTGGTCCTGATCCTGGTGGTCCTGGTGGTCCTGAGGATGCTGATCTTATAGGAGGAGGTATGGGGACAGTGGATGATGGTGGACCTACTCTTGGTGCGGCCGTTGTGGTAGTTGTAACAGGAGGGACAGCGATTTGACCTGTTGATCCTGTAGGTGGCAAGGGTCTTGTAGAAATAGTGCCGTTTGTTACAGAAGCTGGCGGTGTTACTGGTCCCGTTGGTCTTGGTCTTGGTGAGAATATTCCAGAGAACCAAGATGTAGAATCAGGAGTAGAAGAAGCAGAAGCAGAAGCAGACGCAGGAGGAGTGGAAGTAGAAGAAGCCGCATGAGCCGCTAACGCGCCCGCAGCAAGAAGAAGGGATGCTGCTATAGCTGTTGTAGCTTCTAGATTGGGATTCGGTTCTGGGGTTGAAGGGGGTCCTGTGGTAACGGGTCCTGCTGCTGTTGCTGATGAGGATGAAGAGGATGAAGGGGGTGATGTGGTAACGGGTGCTGCTGCTGAGGATGAAGAGGATGAAGGGGGTCCTGTGGTAACGGGTGCTGCGGATGATGATGAAGAGGATGAAGGGGGTGATGTGGTAACGGGTGCTGCGGATGATGAAGAGGATGAAGGGGGTGATGTATACCTCATTGTTGGCGCAGTGAGGGGTGGTACGGGTAATGAAGCAGAAGAGGAAGCAGAAGAGGAAGCAGGAGTAGGAGAAGAAGCAGAACTAGAACCAGAAGCAGAATTAGAAGCAGAATTAGAAGCAGAATTAGAAGACTCAGTATATGTTTTTATTAAATCATTCGCTACTTCAGCTGAGGTAAGATATGGAATATCCTCCTCAGCATTAGGAGGCCTTATTGCCGAATAATGATTCCCTGAATGTAAGATAGATAGGATAGTATCTTGATCTTTAAATGGTTCATCATTTGTAGGATATTTAGTGATCGCGCCCTGAGAAAATAATATTATTTTGATATGATATTCCGACAAACGGTCACAAATAATGGTGAAAAAGTATGCTTCGAGCTCATTAGGTCCATCCAACTCATACATGATATCAGGATAATCCACTTTATTCTGTTCTGTAATCATTGATCGCAAGGGCCCAAGACGAAACATTGTCGCAAGAACGATCTTTTCGAAATAGGTCTTCTTTCGAAACTCTGAAGAGTAATCAATCAAGAATGCGTTTACTATACAGTTATTCTGATCCCCCCCTGTTTTTATCACTTCAGCTCCTGGGTAGAGATCCACTGTATGTTCACCATCCACCACAACACCTGTAACACTGTGTCCAATAATGCGTTCTCTTGGAAACTCACTAGGCGGGAGAATTGTGTCAATATCCTTACTGTTCTCTCTTACCCAGCCATCAAAATCAACCCCTACCAAATTCTTTTTAATCAGAGACGCACGAGACGCAACTATCTTGGCTCGAATTTTTTCCTTTAGCGCTGTGTCAATCGCCACAGCTAGATTTTCGATGCCTGACCGTTTTAATTCGTCACGAGGTTCAGGACCAAAAGTCTCAACGTACACATTAGCGTATGCTTCCTTGTCGATCGCCACTAATTGTTCATACCCATAAGGTGTTAAATCAGTTCCCTTCGATGCGGCCCATGGCTCCATCACTCTACTATCCGCGACGACTCTTTCGCCGTCCATCTAAACCCATAAGGCCCAATCAGTTCCAGACATGGAGCCTCTTCAGAATCAGAATCAGCGTCAGACGGTGAAGAACCGCGTCCAAGGCAAACAGGATTTCATCGTCCGCTGGCTCCAGGACTTCTACAACCAGCCGGGGCGACTGGAAGAGGTGCTTCCCATTCTGACAGGGTCGAGCCCTGTGAGCCTCCGTCTGATCGACTGGTTCGTCACGAACTATTCCAAGAAGTTCAACGTCAGCTATCCCCTGACAGAAGACACGACGACGCGTCAGTTCATGGTCCACTTCCATTACAAGCGTGAGCTCAAGGCGTATTCGAAGCGCCTCTTTGATCCGTTTTGCCGTCGCGAGCGCATCAGCTTCCAGATCCGTGGCCAGGCGCCGATCGAGGAGACAACGGTGGGCCAGCTCAACTTCTTCCGCTGGGCCATTGAGAAGGGCGTGATCCGCTACATTCTGGCGCACGCGGCCGACATTGAGCGCGATATGAACGTGAGTTTCCGGGAACATTACAGCAAGGAGGCGGAGGTGAAGACGGCGACGGGACGCCGCAAGAGGAAGGAGATGAGCCATTCGGCGATGAAGGCAGTCAACCATCATGATGTTCCGATCACGGTGAGTTTCGATTAGAGCGTCAGCGAGTTTCGATTAGCGAGTTTCGATTGATGAACGAAGTGATAAATTTGAAACGATCGCGGTCACAGATGACCAGCCGGTACGATGAAGATCATCACTGAATCTGGAAAGCACACATTTACTCTGAAGAAGAGCGAATGCGTTCCTTTGGAACTAAAACTCAACGTGTCCTCGAAGGGAAAGGGGTGGAAACACATTGGAGATTATCTGTTTGACTTCGGCTCAGACAAAGCCACGGCTGTCTCAGAACTGGTGGTAACGAACGAACAGTATGAGTTCTTGATCATCCTTCTGGGCAAAAAGAGCTGGACTGACTGTAGAGAGCTTTAAAGAAATCACAGATGCGGCGACTTGAGCGTCGACAAGTATGTCTGCCGATAGTCATCCTGGCTCGGCCGCAACAGAGTCGACGCATCGATTTTGCGTTCCGCAATCTGACGGGTCGCCGCTTCCGGAATCCACTGATGTTCAAACGTGCGCCCCGCGATCCGCGCCGACGAATCCTGTGTCAGATGACGATTGTTCTCCTTGACGACCCCTCGGAGCTCATGGGCCACATCCCCACTCTCAATATCGTAGCCGGCCGACCACGGATTCTGAAAGAGATTTTTGGGAGGCAGCGGCGCCCTTTCCACAGGTGCGCCGTCCACGATCCTCTGAGTCGAGTCCGGAAAGTACGACACATTCTGACGATCGTTGTACGGCCGTTGATCGGTTCGAGACGCCGCGGGCTGCATCGTTTCGGCACCATTCGACGGATGCGCCGCCAACATGGGCGCCGTCACTTGTTTAGGCCCCGTCTCCATCAGATTCGACCACATGCGATTGCTCAGCGTGTCGCGCGTTTCCCATTCGATACGCTGACGGGGCAGCCAGTTCGCTTCTAAGCCATCGGACAACATCGCTGTTTCGCCCCCTTCATACGGCGTTCGCTGAAGCAGCGTCACATCGGGAAGGGCGGGAGCCCACGCACGGGTCTGTGCTTCGCGGCCCTGGAGTCGCTTTTCGTGTTCGCTGTTCGATCTGGGCGCATGCATTCTCTTGTTAGTCGCGCATTAATTTCGGCGACGGGAACTACGCCTGTTCTTTCTGTTGTTTCGGCGGGTGCTGCGACTGCGCGTCTGACGTCTCTTACCACCACTGCGTACTAATGGGGGTCTTACAACTCCATATTTTTCCAACGCTTTTCGGCTGGCGTTTGTAGGAGGCGCATTAGCGTTATATGGGGTGAAAGAAGGAGCGGGGGTGCTGTTCATTTATAATAAATACCAAGATTTAATTTACAGATGTCCTATCTAAACGCACTCTGCCTCAAGCAACCAGATGCCGCCAAAGTCAAAAACAGAAAAACCAATAAAACCAATAAAACCAACAAAACCAATCGATCTGAGTCAAGCGACCCCTATTTCTAAAGGAGCCGGTATGACCGCCGGTCTCGAGATCCATAGGCTCAATAACATCTTCGTCCTGGTTGACTCTACGCCGGATAATCGGTTTGCCGCCGACGTGGCCGAATGGAATGCGACCGCAGCTGCCAGTCTAAACGTATCGAACCCTAAGAAGAACAAGGATGCAAAGAAATAAGACACAACGCCGTCGCCAAATACCCACCCCCACACCGGATGTACCCATCGGACCCTTTCTGGGCGACAACGTCGCGAAGGCCACAGAGGACAGCCTGGACGCTCTGTTCGCTGCCGAGACGACGAACACCTTCCAACAGGTCTGGCAGAAGCTGGACCGTGGCAGCCGCCTAGATCGCCTCCGCAAGTTCGTTCAGACCTACAATCCACCTGCGCCTGCGTCTCACCTAACACCTGCCGAACGTGCGTCTTTGTTGACAGCCGTCCTCCAGGCCTTCGAGCTCCGCCAGCTAAACACCAAACTTGCCGTCGAGTACGACGGGCCCACGGCTACAGTAACCAGCATTCGTGGCCTTCGCGAACGCACAGCACCCTCCGGCCTCCGCACCTTTCGCATCGAAGCCGTTGTCAGTCGCGCCACCACTCAGAAGCAGCGGAAGACACCTGTACAAAGTCATCAGAGCCAACAAAACCAACAAAACCAACCAGGTCTAAACGAAACAGCCACAAGTGAAACCAAGGCATAATGAACCACGAAGATATCGCATCCTGGTGTGACGAAACCCTGCCCGAATTATACGACGGCGGAATGTTCGACTCCGAAGAGATTCACGAAGATGTCTGGGCCTCCGTCGAAACCGCGATCGAGCCCCTGGCAGAGGCGTTTACCGAAGATGAACGGGACGAACTCATGGAGGCCGCGACCGACTGGTTCCGTACCTATCACGATCTGATTCTGGAGGCGATTGAGCCTCTTCCTTCAAAGACAATCAAGACCATGACCACGAAACCCCAGACCGCCCAACATACCGCCGACTGGTATAGCCAGCGCCGCAATCGCCTGACCGCCTCCGAATTCTCCCAGATCCTCGATGGCCGTCGCGGGGCGCTCTTAAGACAGAAGATCAGCCAGGAGACGGGGGATCGTGTTGGAATGTCAGCCCCCATCGGCATCTCTCAGTCCGACGGCGACATGAACGCCACCACCTGGGGTCACCGCTTTGAACCGGTCACCCGTCGCATCTATGAGCTGGAGGTCGCCGGTGTCGACACGGTCTGTGATACCCTGGGCCGCTTCACGCATCCGACGACCGAATGGCTGTCCGCAAGCCCCGACGGTGTTGTGACAAAGGGATCACGGGCCGGTCGCCTGGTAGAAATCAAGTCGCCGAAAACGCGCAAACCGGGACAATTTGTTCCCCAGGAGTACTACGTTCAAATGCAGATCCAGATGGAGGTGTGTGACCTCGATGTCGTGGACTTCATCGAAGCGCAGTTCGCGCAGCGACATGAGGAAGCAATGACAGCGGAGGACAGAGACGCGTGTAACAAAGCGACATGGAAAGGCAGGATCGAAGTCAGGGGCTACCTGGATGATTCCACGACCTGGTCCTATCATTATTCGACTGTCGTGGAGGATCTGGAGGATGCGACATTCCATACATCGTCAGATCTCCCTGTTCTAGAATCCTCTGTGTGGTGGCTCACGGGCTTTTTCCCGCGAACGGTTCTCCGAAATCGCGACTGGTGGTCTTCGCTAGGGTGGCCGAACGCGCAACTCTTCTGGGCAGAGGTTCAGAGTTTGCGTGATCAACAGATTACATCGCCTCCATTGTTCGCCATGGCAGGTAATCCAGATACGATCGAACACATTGGTGGTTGGATGGGATCCTCGTAAGCGGACCAGATACTTTTTGTAATTAGCCTTTTTTGTCTAATTACAAAAATACATATTGTTCGTTTACATAGTTATGTTCTTTACATAGCCATGTATCGCGCCCTCTGACGGCGCATGTAGGCAGAGGAGCCAGAAGAACCAGAGCCAGAAGAACCAGAGCCAGAAGAAGAAGAGCCAGAACCAGAACTAGAAGAGCCAGAACCAGAACCAGAAGAGCCAGAGCCAGAGCTAGTGGAAGGAGGAGCAGATGTAGAGCCAGAAGATGAAGAGTTAGAACCAGAGGTGGAGGAGCCGCCAGTGCTAGTAGAACCAGAAGAGCCAGAAGAAGAGCCAGAAGAAGAGCCAGAAGACGTGGAGGTAGGAGGAGCCAGGTAGTACAGATCATTCACATGATTACGATGCTGGTGAACAGATACACTGTGATTGTATGTAGGAACGAAGGAGGCCACGGCAAGCATGAGAGCAGACAACAACAGAAAACGCATCTTATATTGTATGGCCGTATTATTACTTTAGATCTCTTCTGTTATTTTAGGATCGCTGTCTCTGTCTTCGGGACTGTCTCTGTCTTCGGGACTGTCTCTGCTTCCTAGACTTTCGCTGCTTCCTGGTCTGCTTCTTTTGAGATCGGTTACGACGGCGCTTGCCACCCTTTACTTTTTCACCTGTAGTGGGGTTAGTCCCCCCCAGTGTATATGTTTGGTCTCTAGGAGGTAGCGCATATGGGTCACTAGAAGCGGGTGTTGACATAATATAATTAATACTCATATAATATTTAGCCAGAGAACCTACACACAAAGTTTGTTCCCCTATTAGTTGGTCTCTGACCGACTAATAGGCTAATATAAAATGCGCACGGGGCTAAAGTTTAGGATCCCACTGTTCTTCCATCCGGGGTTTCCACATAAAAGTTCTGGAGACAAACGCGCTATCGATACTTGGCACCCAACTCATAGCACCCAGAAGAACGCGGAATCCGGCCCATCGATTTCAATGAACTTCTTGCGGTGAATCCGATCCGAGCCCCAGACAAATAAGCCCGTTCAGCCTTCTTAGCATTCACCGTGGACCGAAACGGGCTCTTGCGCGTTCGTCTACCGCTGTAAGGAAACGGCTTGAGACGGCAGGCCATTACTACTCTTTTCCGTATTTAATAAAAACAGAAAAGGGTCTCCGAGACCGGAATCGAACCAGCGACCTAGGGAGTTTCATACAGATCGTGATAAATCTACAATCCCTCGCTCTACCAATTGAGCTACCCGGAGATTCAAATTGTACAAAGAATTTTGTTGGACGCAACGAACGCGCTTCCTTCGTTGGTTTGTTAACACAAGCCATCACAAGGCACCGTCATACCAACACCCCCATACTTCGGCTTGTAAAAGCCCCCTACAAAGTCCGACAACAACGAGGAACAGTGATCCGGGTATTCGCGTTGGTAGTTGTTGGTTCTCTGAACGTACTGGCCACCGAGCTCCATCTGACGGGCCGAATCCGCCGCCGCACAGTCCCCCGCCCCCAAGGTCGTCACTCCCGTCTTCGTCTCCAAGAAATCAGACAGGGGCAGTCCCTGGTGAAACGCCGCCTCCTCCACCGATCCCTCCGCCTGGAGAGGATCCTCCTCATCCGAGACCGCCTTCGAACCACCACTCAAGAACCCCTCTCTGTCCGGAAACCCGTAGTCAGACCCGCGCATCTGGAGCACGTAGGCCGCCGCGATCACGATCAGTGCCAAGGCGACAACGATGAGCCACCGCATATCCTCTATCGAAGGGACCGATATTTTACCGAGGGAAAAAGCTGGTCGTACCGATGGACACGCCATTTCCAAGAGCATTTGTAGCAAACGCTGTCATGGTGTAGACGGTATCGGACTGAAGACCGGTCACCACGGTTGTGAGCAGGGTCCTTACCGATGCGGTCAGAGAGACCGTCGGCTGAATACGATACAGAAAGCCGCCGCCGCGCACGGTCAGCGTATACCCCGTCAACGGAGACCCGCCGTTCGAAGTAAGGTTGTCCCTGATGAGTCATAGAGACTCAACACATAATTTGTTGCGGAATCCAGACCCGTAATGGTTCCATCTGTTGTACCTGAAGAACGAGTGTATGACGCGGTAGAACCTGCTGTATTCGGAGACCATATCAGAATATTGCTGATATCATTATTCCATTGTAGATGAAAAGAACGATCTGTCGTATCAACAACTGTCAGGTTCGTAGGGTCTGACATACTACTACAAGACGCCGATTATTCAGAGTCCAGGGACCGTAAACGGGGCCGAATGACCGACCGAAATCGTTGCGCCATCCTTGGTTAGCGCAGTCACCGTGAAGATATAGACCACACCAGGCACCAGGGTTCGGTACCTCACCGTCTGAATCAGCGTTGTAATGGTGTCAGGGGGATTCACCGAATCCGACACCACATACTTGAATGCGTCTGGTACGTTGACCCAGTTGACGCGACCGGTCCCACCTGGCACAGAGACCGCAGTCACCGTGAACTGGGAAGGCACACGGGTCGTCGTTGTTGTGGTGGTCGTCATCGTTCCCAGCGTAATCGCAGTAATTGTATTCACAATAGGATCTCCAGGAATATACGCACTCACGGTATATTGTGTCCCTGGGCTCAACCCGTAACAGGTTATTGTATTGGTGCTTATATCTTGTGTAAGTCTAGCCGTTGGTTGTACTGTGGCAGTGTATATGTTGATCATTGAAGTTACTTGAACAACAATAAAGGTATCACCTAGATCCGCGATTGAAAAATAGATAGACTGTGTCGTTGTTGTGGTCGTCGTAGGCGGTAAGGTTGTCGTGGTCGTCGTAGGAGGACGAGTGGTTGTCGTCGTTGTAGTTGTGGTGGTAGTCGTCGTAGGAGGTAGGGTGGTGGTGGTCGTTGTAGGAGGTAAGGTTGTTGTCGTTGTTGTAGTCGTTGTTGTGGTCGTCGTAGGAGGTAGCGTC